ACGATTTAAAACAGATCGAAAAGGCCATTGACCAGTTCAAGTCTGGAAAAAAAGTCCTCAGTTTCACCAAAAAAGAAATTTATTCCGAACCCACCGTCATTCCGGAACGCGGTCTGAGAATCATCGTCCCGTCAAGCGGAACGGATGTTCAGACGCTTCCTCGTATCACCCACGAAATTCCGATGTACTATCAACAGCTTGTCGACAAAGCCAATAAAAAGATTTACGACAAAGCCGCCGTGGATTCTCTGGACGAAGAGGCAGGTACGACGGATGACGGTTTAACAAATACTTCTTGGGCTATTTCGGAAGGCATAAGTACCTTGGATGTAAAGTCCGGGATGTTCATGGTGCGTGAATGCCAGACTTGGTACAAAGGTGAGAAGTGGGTATTTACTTGGATCGAGCAGTCCGGCGCACCTAGCAACGACTCTGAGGAAAACAAAGACATCAAAGTCCTTCAGGAACTCAAACTTCCCTATGACCACGGAATGTGGACGTATGTAAAACACGATTACGAATTAAAAAACACCAGATGGTATTCCAGTCGTGGAGTTCCAGAAAAGATTCGTGGTTTACACCAGACCATCGAAAAGATGTACAACGCCCGTTTGATTCGCGACGAACTGAACAACGCCCCCATGTGGCGTGTTTCTAAACAACTCGGCATGGCAGGGGATGAGATCAGGATGCGGCCCGGACAGGTGATTCAGGGGGAACCGGGCGAAATCGAGATGCTGAACAAAGGCATCACGACCGACGTGTCCTCAGAACGTCTAGAACAACAGGCCAAAGCGTATGCTGAAGAGTATTTGTCCATTACGGACTTCTCGAATCGTTCGGCGGTGAATCAAGGCGGCTCCAGAACGGCCACCGAGATTCAGGCGATCAATCAAGCGTCCACAAGACAAGTCAACATGGACATCGCGCTTTTTCTCGACACTCTTTCCGAAGTCGCGCAGCACATGTATTTGATTTTAAAACAAGCCGTGAATCGTCCGATGAAAGTTGCCGGTGTTTTTTTAAGACCCGAAGATTTCCTCGTTAAAACATCGGTGGCGTGGTCGGGTTCACTCGATGCGACAGACTACCAACTTCAGCTTCAGAAGGCTTTGACCCGCATGCAGATCACCATGCAGTACGGTCAGCCCGTCGGTGTCGTCACGCCCACGAACGTCTACAACATGTTACAGGACATGTACGACAAAGACCCGGATGTGGACGTTTCATCGAAATTCATTACAGCCCCTCAATTTGCAAGCATGGATCAGATGTCGAAACAGCAGGAAGAAATCGTCCGAATCCTGAACGGATTCGATGTTCCCGTATCACCGGATGATGATGACAATATCCATCTTCAGGTCATTGAGGAATGGGCCAACACGCCTCAAGGTGCCGCCGCAATGCAGAATCCCGGCGTTGCCCAACTCCTTGAAAAACACACGCAACTTCACATCCAATCGGAGCAGTTAAAAAATGGAATCCAAGCGCAAAAAGCGGCAGGTTCGCAAGGCAACCTCGGCGATCCCCGCGCCGCAAAAGTCCGCTCCGCAGTCGCCTAAACAAGAGCCTCCCAGTTCTGCGGAGGCTTTGATTTATTTTAATGCTGAACTTGTGCAATCTCTCTTTAATTCTCAAGGGTGGCAGGAAATCGCATTTCCGCTTCTTCAGGAATCGATTGCTTCCGTTGCGGGCCGTTTTACGAACGGGCGGTATTACCACGGAGAACTTACAAGAAGCAAAGAAAACCGAGATTTTAATGCCGGATATCAATTCGCATTGGAAGAATTTACTAATCGACTGCATGACTTCATTCTTGCCAAGGAGAAGTTAGAACAGAAAAAGAAAGAAGAATTGGAAGAGACAAAAGCCCCGATTATAAATCCTTTCATGGAGGGTAATGAATTTGAAGACTAATATAAAAAAAATAATTCAAAGTATCAAAAAAACAAAAGAAAGCGTTGAAAAGTTAGAAAGAAAACCGATGCGTCTCGACATTGATTACGAGAAGAAATACCAACAAAGAGACATGCGTCAGGAAGCGATGGACATGGGGGCGCATGGCGCAAGTGAAATATGGGGAGGAGGAGACCAGCAGTGACCAGATCATCGGAAGAATACGAATTTGCGAGAAAGATCATAAAAAGAGAAACCAAGAAACCGAACGTTTATTCCGCAAACAGGAAAGAAGCTGTTTTGCAGCGTGTAGCCAAAGAGTTCGGCGAAAAAGGTGTCCGCGAATTTACCAAAGAATTTAAAAAAGAATTGGGGATCAAGTGATTCCTAAGAAGTTACTGGAAGAAATAAATAAGTGGATTCAAGAAAAACGATACGGAAACATTCAGATCAATTTTGCGGGTGGAAAGATCGTGAATGTGAACCGTGCCGAATCCGTGAAGGTGGATATGCTGGGTACTGATTCGTCCTCTCTTGACGCGGGTTCGTATACTTAATTCATGGACTCCTAAGTCCCTAAACTAGTGAACAGTCATCTCGGAAGACTATAAATTCCTTGGGAGAGATATGACAGATGAAATTAAGGCCCCTGAAGCGCCTGTGGTTCAACCCGAAGCTCCTGCCGATGAACCGCTCATTGATAATCGACGTGCAGAAATAGAGAAGTTGGTCATTGCCGAAAACGAGAATGTTCCGGAACCTGCGCCTGTACCTGAGACTGAAAAGCCAAAGGAAGAGGTGAAGGGAGAGGAACCCTCGGAAGATCCGGTTGAACGCATCAAGAAATCGGTGCAGAAGCGGATCGACAAGGTGGTGGCCCAAAAGAAATCCGTTGAAGAAGAACTTGCTGAGACGAAAGCTGAACTTGAGCGTTTAAAAGCAAACCCTAAAGTCGAAGTTCCGGTTGAGAAAAAGGATGATACGCCGCCGACCCCTGAACAGGTGGAAGCGTACATCGCCAAGATGCAGGAGGAAGGCAACCATAAAGAGGCTGCCGCTGCAATCCGGTATCTTGTAAAACTGGAGAAAGAAGAGGCTTTGAGGGTAGCGAAAGAAGAACAGGAACGCGCTCAAAGAGAAGCTGAAGCCCAGAAAACCCGTCAGTTGCAGGATTGGACGAACCTTTGTCGTGATTATGTTGTTTATGATTCAACGGGCAATCCAGATCCAAAATCGGATATGAGTCTTCAGAACCAGAACGGGCTTCTCTATAAGACGGCATTGAGTCTTTATAACGACAAAGAGCTTCATGCCGACTTCTACAATGATTCCAATGTGATACAGGGATTTCGTAGAGCTGTCGCCGATGCCTATCGAGAGCTTCATCAACAAGGTTTGGTAAACAAAACTCCCAAGGGAGAAACGGTCATTCCGAGAAATCCGAGACAAGTTTTAGCTGAACCAACGGCTGAGATCGTCGAGGATACCCCGGTCAATAACTCAAACTCCCTCTCCGACGCCGACAAGGTGAGAGAAGAAATCAAGGCCCGGAACAAGAATCGGTTCCTCCGAAAAATTCCGCAATAATCTAACGGAGCATTAAATGGGACAGCAACTTTTCGCGACAAACTCGCTCGGCGGGTTCTTCACGAACAATCAGTTGTCTGCTCAGGTGCGTTACAGATCTCAGACCATGCAGAAGTTTCGTCAATTCTGCGATATGGAGCCTGCGGCTGGAACCAACCGTGGTAACAAGGTGTTCTTTGACAAAATCTCGAACATCTCGACTTCCGGTGGAACGCTCGTTGAAACAGACACGATTCCGAAACGCAATTACACCATCACGCAGGGTACGCTTACGATGACGGAATATGGTAATTCCATTCCGTTCACTCAAAAAGTGAAAACCCTCTCTGACATTCAGGTTCCCGAAACGATTCGTACCGTTCTGATGAATGATATGCGCGTTGTGCTTGATTCTGCGGCCGCGACCCAGTTCAAGACCAATGACTATATCGCCACCATCACGAACACGGCGACGACCACTTTCGGAACGGCGGGTCTTGCTCTCGCAACTGCCGGGGCCAATATGTCGGATAAGAACGTTCGCGACATCATCGACCAGATGAAGAAGCTGAACATTCCGACCCGTGATGACAATAACTATGTCTGCATTGCTTCGACAAACTCGATCCGGGGTCTTTATGACTTCTTCGAGGCGAAAGCACAGCAGACAACCATTGATCCTCTTTACCGGGGTGAAGTGGGGCGGTATTACGGCTGTCGTTTCGTCGAAGAAACGAACTTCCTTTCCAATACGGACGGTTCCGGTGGTCTGTACGGCGAGGCGGTTTTCTTCGGTGCAGATGCGGTTCGTGAAGGTATTGCAATTCCTGAAGAAATCCGGGTTGGTATTCCCACGGACTTCGGGCGCGATCAGGGTATCGCGTGGTATGCCCTCCTTGGCTTTCAGCAGACTTGGGATTTTTCAGCTGACGGCGAAACCAGAATTATCGTTGTAGATTCACTCTAAGAAAGGGGGGATAACATGGCTACTGGCTCAAAAGGTGGACGTAGTTACTCCGACCAATCTTACGGTGGAGTGCATCAGGTTGCTTACAATCAGGTCACGGCGGGAACTCGCGCTACGGCCCTTGTAGCATCATGGAAGGCGATGAATCCGATCACGGTTTTGGATTGGAATTTGTCGAATGCGACGCTTGGAACAGGCGGTTCGTCCCAGTGGGTTTTGGCGGCGACTTCTGATTCCGGCACTTCGGCTCTGGGAACGCTCGTTTTTGTTGGCACGCATGGAATAGGTGCCACTCTTGACGGCTCGATCACAGAGACTGAAGTTGCGGCTGGCGGGACGATTAATCTTTATTCAGTCCTTTCCACTGCGGCTGATTTGGGTGTCACAGCCCGTTTTAGTTACCGGGAACGCTTCGTCGCTTCTGATAACTAATTAAATTCGGGAGGGTGGAGCAATCTGCCCTCCCGTTTTCTTAACCTCAAAGAGAGGTCGATGGATTACAAGTTTATTACAAATTGTCGTGTTTGTGGATCTGCAAACCTTAGAAAATATCTTGATTTAGGCCGACAACCTCTCGCAAACGGTCTTCTCAATTCTCCGGAAACCCCTCGAAAGTACCCACTTCAGGTTTTATTTTGTCAGGAATGCAGTCTTTCACAGCTTTCGATAGTTATTGATCCTAAAATTATTTACAAGAATTACCCTTACCACTCTTCCGTTTCGGAAACGTTTAAAAACCATTGCCGGGAAATGGCAATTACAATCAAGAAAATGTATGAAAATTCTTACCCAGAAAAAGTCGGGACTTTAAAAAAAGACATTAAAGGAAGATCGTATGTGACGGATTCGATATCAAAACCTTTTGTCGTAGACATCGCTTCAAATGATGGATGTCTTCTTGAAGAGTTTAAGGCTCAAAATTATTACGTTATGGGTGTTGAACCCTCTAAGAATTTGGCTCAGATTTCAAATAAAAAGGGAATCAGCACAGTTAATGGTTTTTGGGAAAAAGAATCTGCAAAAGGTGTTCCCAGTTGCGATGTAATAACAGCTACGAATGTTTTTGCGCATGTAGATGATATTAAGAGTTTTCTGGAACTTGCAAAATCCAAGTTGAGGTTATACACAAAAGGAATAATGGTGGTTGAGGTTCCCTATCTTTTAAATCTAATAGAGCAGATTCAATTTGACACTATTTATCATGAACATCTTTCTTATTTTTTGGTTCGTCCTCTTAGGATAATTTTTAAAAGAATTGGTATTCCAATTTTCAAGGTCGAGCAATACCCGATTCACGGCGGTTCCATTCGCATTTACGCCTCTCCGTATGAGAGAAAAGAGCATCAATCAGTTAAGGAAATGGAAGAAAAGGAACGAGCCGCCGGCCTTTACCAATTCAAGACATATACACGTTACGCCAAGAAAGTAAGAGACATCCGGGATCATATGGTAAGTCTTCTTAAAGATTTGAAGTCTCAAGGGAAAAAGATAGCGGCTTACGGAGCGTCAGCTAAAGGCATTTCTCTTATGAATTACTGCGGCATCACGAATACGGATATTTCCTATATCGCGGATGACACTAAAGCAAAACAAGGGAAATACGCTCCGGGTTGTAATATTCCGATTGTGAGCAAAGACCACTTCGATTCAAACCATCCTGACTTTATCGCCCTCCTTCCGTGGAACTTCGCAGACGAGCTTATGGCAAAGACAAAAAAATTTAAACTTAAAGGCGGGAAGTATATTATTCCGATCCCGCAGGTAAGACTGGCTTGAAAACCTGCTTTATCTCCCGCCTCGGAGGCGCAGGGGATGTGCTTCATGCCGCGCATTTACCGAAGTTAATCAAAGAGCATTACGGAGTTGATCACATTACTTTTGAAACAAACTACCATGGTATGCACATCCTTTTAGGGAACCCATTCATTGACGATCTCCAGTTTATCGATGTGAATAAAATGACCTATAACCGGATGTCTAAGAACCTCGAATGGGCGCATTATAAATACGATATGGTCTTTGATCTGGCTAACACAATCGAGAAAGCCTATTGCACAAACGAAAACGACTGGCGTTATTACACGACAGATAAATGGCGCCGCGAAACTTTAGGTAAAAAGTCTTATTACGATGTGATGACTGATGCAGCAGGGCTTCCAGACCGCTATTACGGGACAAGGGGCCAGCTTTACTACACCTGTGAGGAAGAAGCGCAGGCGCTTAATTGGATCAACAAAAAACACGAAACCTACGATTTCGTGATCATGGTAAATATGTCTGGGTCGACTCTGCATAAGAAATTCGTTCAAGCTGAGAGTGTCTGCCGGAAGATTCTTGAAAAGTACGAGAAGGCTTTAATCATTCTTACCGGAGATGAGTACTGTAAAGAACAAGTCTTTCAACATGAAAGGGTCATATCGTATGTGGGATCTAAGGAAAACGGATTTCGGTCTGTGGCTCTTAAGTGCCGTTATGTTGATCTTACTATTAGCCTGGAATCTGGCCTTGCTCTTGTGGCTCATTCGTGGGACGCGCCTACTCTTCAACTGCTTACTGCTGCATCTTGGGACAATCATGTGAAATACGCGAAGAATGCATACTGGCTTCAATCTCCGGTGCCGTGTTCTCCCTGCCATAAAAACCCAAGGGAATATTTCGGATGTCCGGTTGTTTCCAAGCATCCTGAATGTGTTTGGTTTAACGAAGATGAGATTATGAAAAAAGTCGAAGAGGTCTGGTTTGATATGGATCAGAATCAAGACAAATGGAGATTTCATGCCGGATAACATTTGTCCTGTTTGCGGTGCGGAATGCTGGGGTGAGAATGAGGACGATGTTCCAATCTGTATGGAATGTGGATTTGAGGGATATCCATGAGTATCGCAAAAGAGCTTCCTGAAATTGTTCCGTTCTTCACTCAGTATTGCCCTTTCTGTAATCGCTCAAACCGGATGGTAGTAAAAGGCATTTACAGGAAAGATGAAACGTCCCCAATTGAGCAATACCCGGATATGGGCTATTCGTTTTGTAACTGCAAGGCTATTTTCTACACGCGACCTGAGAATTTAACGGATGAAATCAAGCCCGAACCGAACGAGGAGGGGATCATTACCTACCCCGACCCTTTTTTCGCATGGCCCGATCCCTATGCTTTTAATTATTGGGATGTCAGGCGGTACCGAATTATCTGGCCGATGGATTCAATGTGTGAACAGTTAAAAGAAGATGGTTATGAGGTTTTGTCAGCTGAAAGGGACTTTGATGTCCAAACCACAACTCCTCAGCACTTTCATATAAAGGTGAAAATTGGAAAATCGTAAGAAAGTATGCGTCATTATCCCGATGTACGGAAAGGCCGAATACACAAGAACCTGCATTGAATATACAAAGAAGAATGCAGGGATTGAAGACTACGACATCCTTGTAGTGGATGATGGGAGCCCGGAGCCGTTCAGAAGCGAAGATGCTATTGTTTTAAGACTTCCAGAAAACAAGGGTTTCACAGCCGCCGCGAATGCCGGGATTCTGTGGGCGGGAGAGATGTATGATTACGTCCATCTCCTTAATAATGACACGGAACCTGAGCCGTCTTTCCTAAAGCTTCTTCTGGAAGTGATGGAGGAGCAGGAAGTCATAGGGATCGCAGGGTCGGCCAGAATTCTTGAGACGGATTCACAGCATAAGATTGAACTTTTCGGAGCTGATCTTATCCGGGGTTTTCAGGTCTGTACGGATGGGAATATTCCGGAGAAGATTATTTACACATATTGGGTGCCTTTATGCTCTGCTCTTATCAGGGTAAAAATGATCCGGGAGATTGGGATTCTCGATAAACGAATGAAGATATGGTGTTCGGATAATGACTATTGCATCCGGGCGAACTTCAACGGCTGGAATGTGGCGCTAGTCGTGGATTCGAAGGTTAAACACAAGCACGCCGTCACAACCGATAGCATTCAAAAAGAAAAGAAATACTCTCCTGAAGACGACCAGAGAATTTTGATTCAAAAGATGGCGGGAGTGCAGTATGCGGAGCTGATGCAGAAACTGCCTCTAGATGCAGATCAGAAGACATTCGGGAAGCTGACTTTCGAGGTTTATCAGAAATGAGGATTTTAATCTTCCGCTCCGGAGCCTATGGCGACGTTCTTATCACCACCCCTGTAATCCGGTATTTAAAATCCCAAGGACATGAGATCGTGTACGTTACCTCAAAGCGTGGCATGGAAGTCCTTAAAAACAACCCGCATATCGAAAGAGTTATTCAGCACAAAGAAGACACGCCTATTGATCAGCTTGCCACAAACATTGAGAATTTAAGGAAAAAATTCAAGTGTGAAAAGGTGATCGACTTCAGTGAATCGATTGAAGTGTCTCTGTCTCAACATCCCAGAAGTCCCAATTACAAGCTCCCAAAACCGGAGAGAATTGCCCGATTTAACCGCAACTTTTATGAGTATGCGTTTGAGCATGCTGGCCTTGATGAATGGGATGGTAGCATGGCTTATGATCCGACTGACACTTACGATTATCGCCCGGAACTCTTCTTCGACAAACGCGAACTCTACGATGTCCGCGATAAAGGGCGCTGTGAAGCCGCTGACTTCATCGACGAATTTAAATTCAATGTCCTTGTAGGCATGTCGGGAAGCGGCACTAACAAAGCTTGGCCTTACATGGAAGATATGTGCCTCAAGATATGCGCAGAATATCCTGACGTACACATCATAACAATAGGGGACGAAAAGTGCCGTTTGATTGAACCGGAACTTGAAGGAAGGATTACAAACCTTTCAGGCCGAATCCCTATGCGAATGTCGATGGAGATGACGGGTCTTGTTGATCTTGTTATCGCTCCTGACACCGGGATTATTCATGCCGCCGGATGTTACGACACGCCAAAAATCTGCCTACTGGGTCACAATACGAAGGAATGTATAACCAAACATTTCACGAATGACTATTCAATTGAAGCGGATGAAAATCTCGCTCCGTGTGCTCCGTGTCTTTATTTAATCTACGACAAGAATCTCCAATGTCCAACAGTGGATGAGTGCGGCGGGGCGGTGTTATGCATGGCGGATGGTCTGCCCTTAGATCGGGTTTACAAACGATTCCAAGAGGTTTACGCGAAACATGCTAAATCCTAAAAAAGAAGCCGAGACTTTAAAAGTTGGCCATATCGAGCTTGGCACCTGCCCCGTATGTTCATCTTATATTTCCCACATCTATTTTATGCAAAACGCGGACACGAAACAGCATTCCAAATGGTATTCATGTTCGTGTGGCGTGGTCTGGCAGACCCAGAAACCGACACTTGTTTACGACAAGAAATACGCGGATAAGTTCGACAATAACGACCCAAAACTCCGGGACGCCTACGAATACCCCGTCCGCATGTACGCGCCTTTAATAGAAGAACTGATCTACGGTAGAAAAGCGTTATTAATAGGAAGACCTACTACGCACCAAGAGGACGCTTTTACCAAAAGAGGCTGGATCGTAAAGTCTATAGATAGGAATGTAAGCTTAGAACCATCGAATCGTTTAATTGTCGACAATTTTGAAACCTACGAATTTAATGAAAAGTTCAGCATGATCTGGCTCTATCACACGCTTGAATGTTTCCACGATCCGATCCAAGCCCTTAAGAAGATCAAATCTTTCTTGACCGAGGATGGCATACTATTTATAGCGAGCCCCGACACGGATTTTATCCATACGCGGGGTTCTTCAGGATTCCGCCACTGGCGGCCTGACATGAATTATTTGATGTGGAATCGCCGTTCGATTACGAAGCAACTAGAAAATCTAGGCTTCAACGTAATCATGGCCAGACAAAACTGCTGGCAACGTTTTCCCGAAACGGACGACTACCACCTCATCGCGCAAGTCAAGTTCTTCTAAAATCCCACCTGAATTAATCAGGCCAACAGAATAAGGAGTTTCTGTGGCCACCAAAACATGCACTTGCGGCGCTGCCGCTTTTAAATTTGAAGATCCTTCCGGCATTGAACACGTCGTTACAACCAACCAAACTTTTACCTTTGAACTCACAGACGGCGGCGCGGCGGCGGTTACTTACGCACAAGATAACGCCACTTCTGTAACCACCACAGATGGCCGCAGACTTACCTTTCGTCCTCAAGTGACCATTTCCCAGCCCGGCGCGACGGCTTTTAATGGCAATCGGTTGACATGGGGGCCGACGGCTGATGCCCAGAATGGGGTTGCTGTCTACTCGCTTGCGGGTGAATTCGTGACTGAATTCTCCGAAGGAAACATTCCTCAATATTGGAAGGCAATTACGATAACTGCTAATGACGTGGATGCGCCGACACAGCTTGACGGTACTTTTGAAGACCAGTTTGGCCGCAAGATGACGTGGGTCGCTATTTCGGTGGCCTAATTGATTAACGACACCTACAAACGCATTCAAGTTCGGGCGATGGCGATGGTGCAAAACACCAGCACGTCTACGTCCAACGCCAATGACCTCCTTCCGAAAGTCAAAGATTGGTGCCGGACACGTTATGACCGCGTGATGCGGGCATTTCCTTGGATTGAGTTAATACGGAATTACAGTCTTTCCGTCACTGCCGGAACAAGGGATTATGCGCTTCGATATGACCTTGAAGAGATTATTAAGATGTGGGATGTGACGCACGGAAATGAGATCACGGCCTATGACATAAGAGATCATATCCGGTTCAATGCGATCAATCTGGAAGTTTCTGGGAACGTCCAAACGGGTAATCCCGATCAGTATATCGAGATTGGATCAAGGTCGGTTTCAGCCCTTCTTTCAACTTCCGATCAGGTTCAGGTGTTGTCCACTTCGGCGTCTGACACAACTCCAAAGGTCATAAGAATCACAGGCGAGGTGAGCGGGATGCCCGTTTCGGAGAACATTACTCTTACAGGAACCTCTGCGGCCACATCGACAAACACCTTTGATTCTGGGTCGGAGCTTTTTATCACGGCCGGGACTTCGGACGGAACGCTTTCGGATCTTGTGGGTGTCGTGACGGTTCGTGAACAGGACACAACTTCTAATGTCCTTGCAAAACTCGCTCCGGGTGAAAGAGCGCCTCTATATAAGTGGATCAGGTTGTCTGTCACTCCTGCCTCTGCTCTTACCGCTCAGGTCTGGTACAAGAAAAGATGGATGCCGCTTTCCAATGACAATGATGCGCCCCTTGTGCCTTGTGCCAATGAAATCATTGAGGGGGTCATTGCCGACGCGCTTTGGGAAGACGGGCAGGAATCGGCGGCCCAAATACAAGAAACGAAATTCGCTAACAGCGTCAAGGAACTTTGGATTTCAAGACGGCCCCAGAATTTAATTA